GATGTCGGAGATTCGTACTACGACGGCAAAACAATGGAAAACCTAAAAAGCGTACTTCCGCAGATTGCTGATCTCATCGGGAAAGTGTTTGAGGAAACCGCATATGAATGTGGGCGTTACGAGGGGAGCGTGCAAGAAATCGGTGAGTTAAAACGCAAATGGGCTAAGGAGATAAAAGATTTCATCGACGACGTGGTTTACAGGAGTCATCCGGAAAAGGAGGAAGACGCATGACAACCCCTATCTTTGCCTACAAGGGAACCGGCAAGACGTTTTATGCAAGCAAATACCCTGATACCGCGCGAGACATGGCGCAGGGCGAGAGCCAGGCTTTCAGCGAGTTTGTCGCGGAAGTCATTGCCGAGATCGGAAGCGGAGCTCACAAGTACGCATTTCTCCCCTGCGATCTTGCGCTCAAAAGAGAGCTGTTGCAAAAAAACATCGCATTCGTCGTGGTGATGCCGGGAGGCAAGCTCTCGGACTGGGTGCGGCGATGGCTTGAAGCTGGAGACAGTGCAAGGGCGATCTCGGAGCGCGTGACGTTCTATAAACAGACGGTTCAAGACTTTCGGGACGATCCGGTGATCTACCTCGACGGAGCGTCTGAAGAGTGGCTTGGAAACGTTCTGCAAAAGTACAGCGGCACAGCCGTGACAAAGGATGAGTGAGCATGGACGAGCTGAAGAAAACGCGCCAAAAGATCAAAATCCCGACATATATAAGCCCGCGACTGGCATTGAGCTTCTTGCTCCACCCGCGCCACGTTTTTGAACTTGACATTGAGTACTTTGGCGAGGTGAAAATCTACTCTGCCGTTTTGAAAGTAGACGAGGCTTCCGATGAAAAACCCTAATGAACGCCAACGCTACTTTTGCCCAGTCTGCCAGAGAGTCGCAGAATACGAACCATACTACAAGCGCGGATACTGCACCTTCTGCTCGTGGAGGTCGGATCAGATGACCGAAAAGGCATTCAAGCGGAAGATGCACAACGGTTTCAATAAGCCGCAGAAAGGAGCGGCCCGTGGAGCGTATAAGTGAGAGTTGCGTGCAGGATTGTCATGACGCAGGCGCAAATATCATTTCGGCTTTTACTAACGGAATCCGAACTTCGTATCCGGGCATCGAAGATATTGTCAAGCAAGTGCTCTGGATATGGTCTGGCGAAGAAACACCGGAGAAGCTGAAAATTCGCAGGCGCATCATCCGAAGGAACAAGCGAATGGCGTTCTTCAAAAGACTTACTTTCTGGAGAAAGGAATGGTACGAAGATTGAGTAAAGAACTTTCAAGGGAAGATATCATCCGTATTGCCGCCGATGCTGGAGCAAAAGCCGGAATCGAGCAGTACGAGGAACACGTCAAGCGGCAAAAGCGTAAAAAGATCGACGCGCGGTTGCGGAACACCAAGAAGCTGATGCGGCATTACCAAGAGATCAAGATTCACGCTTCCGACGCAATCACCTCCCTTTCGGAGATTGGCGAAGAAGATTACGACTTCTTTCAGGGTCTCATGGAGGAGCGCTCCCCGCTCGACGTGAATGCGATTATCACTGCAAAGGCGCGGTCGGCAATCATGCTGGCGCACATCAACACCATGATCGGCATGTTGGAGCAGATTTCGTTTTCATCGAAAGACCCGAATGACGCGCGGCGGTATCGTGTGCTGGAGGCAATGTGCCTCGTTGACCCGCCGTACACGGTGCAGGAGATCGCTGACAAGGAGGCGATTGACGTGAGAACGGTGTACCGTGATTATGACTTCATATGCGACCGCCTGTCTGCCCTGCTGTTTGGGATTCAAGGCATTACCGAGGAATGAAAGGAGGATAACCAAAAGTGAAATATACGTACTACATCTGCACGAAATGCGGAAGGCGTGTTGAAGGCAACGAAACCATTTATCATGTTCACATCACGGCGGAACCGGCGCAGGATGACGCGTTCGGAAGAACAACGACAGCAGCAGCTGCGCAAAACATCCAGAGCTCACTTTGCGACCCCACGGACCTTTGCGCAGAATGCGTATCGGCTGTGAAAGCGGTTATGCGACCCGAAGCGTAGTGTAATGTCAAAAAGTCGTCATTGACATGACATAGCGGAAGCGTTAAGATGCAAGTGTCAAATTTTACAAGCAACGAAGCCGCCTTAAGTGGGCGGCTTTTTTGTTGCTCGAAAATCTCATACAAAGGCTTGGGGCAAGATGCTCCAATCAGCGAGCCGTGATCCCACGGACGCAGAACCCGAACGGGTTCAACACAAAAAGACCCTCTCTAAACGAGCGGGTCTTTTCTTTTGCAGAATGAGCCGCTTGCAAGCGCGGCAGGATTTGAGCGTATCAGAAAACGACCGAGAATACCAGGAAAGCAAAGACGCGCCTACGGGCTTTATAGGAGGGCTATGAAGATCGTGTTTGTCTGCTCTGCCTACGGTGGGAAGCCGGAGAACGTCGAGAAGGCAATCCGGTATTGCCGCAGGGAGGTTGAAGCCGGAAACGTCCCGTTCGCGCCGCATGTGTTCTTGCCTCTTTTCATGTCAGAAGCAACCGAGCGCGAAGCGGCATTGAGAATGGCGTTTTCATTTTTAGAGCGGTGCGACGAAATTCACGTTTATGGCGAAATCACGTCTGGCATGCACGGCGAGATCGAGCGCGCTAAAAACCTCGGAATGATAATTCGGTTTATGGAGGCAGAGTGATGCAGGAATGGCAGGACGAAGCCGAGAGACTTAAATTCGACGAAGGAAAAAGCTGGGCGCACGTGACGGAAGCTGTAAGGCATTATTTCCCAGAGCTCACCGATAGGCAAGCGCTTGAAAAGGTTCGAATCACTTTGCGTCGGTCGCCTCGTTACCACCAGATACAGGACGAGGATTTTCACCGTTCGAGTATGGAATACAAGGCGGACGGATCAATCGTATCTGAAAAGTTCATCACGCTGCGTGACGGCGAAGATATGACACCAGATTTCATCCTGACGGCGCACGGTCTCGACGTTTCAAGATGGAAGGTTGTCTCGTACAAGAACAACTTCTGGAACACGCAGATCAGCGGCGGCGGAAAGCAGATCAGTTACCAATCGAAGCTGACGGCAAGACCAAAAGTCGGCGGCGTGGACGCTGCGTCTGTCATGGCGTTCTATGAAAAGCTCGACCGAAAAGGCGCTCCGCCAGTCAAGTGCGTTGAGCGCAAAGGTTCGATGATGGCAGAGGTCAACATCGCAGACCTTCACCTTGGGAAATTATGTTGGCATGGCGACACGCCGGAGAATTACGATCACAAAATCGCGCAGGAGCTGTTCTACCGGATCATTGGAGAGATTGCTAATCAGCTCTCGACCATGCCGATTGAGCGCATTCTTTTTGTTTGGGCAAACGACTTCTTCAATAGCGATAACGAAGAAAAGACCACGACGGGCGGAACGCCGCAGGACACGGACATCCGAAACAAGAAGATGTTCAACATCGGGTGGGAAATGCTCGTCCGAGCAATTGAAACCTTCAAGCTGATCGCTCCGGTCGAAACCTTCTACACCCCGTCCAATCACGACGAAGAGACAGCTTATCACGCGCTTGGCGTGCTGAATGCGTGGTTCAGGAACGACGAGAACGTTTCGGTCAACATGGACGCGTACCCACGAAAGTACATACTGTACGGCAGCACTCTCTTGGGATTCACGCACGGCGACAAAGAGAACAATAAGGGTACGAGCGTGAAGGCATCAAAACTGGCCTCGCTCATGCCGATTGAAGCAAGGCAGTTGTGGGGACAGGCGAGATTCTACGAGATGCACGCCGCGCACCTACACAGCGAACAGATGATTCAAGAGATCAACGGCGTTATCGTGCGCCGGATATCAAGCCCAACCGCTCTTGACTCGTGGCACGTGACAGGCGGGTACATGGGCGCGGTGCGCAAAGCGCAGACGTTCGTGTACGACAAGGAGCGCGGATTGGAGCACATTATCAATACGCCGGTATAACCAGTATCATTTCTGCGGTGGCGGAATAGACGGGCAGAAGCTCATGTAGCTATGCACGGTAAAACTGTAATGTTGTACGGGGAATCCCGACGAACGCAACAGGCAGGAGTAGACGCTTCCAGAGAGCCAAGAGTAGTCGCTGAAACAGAGCAGGCACTTGGGAGATTGGCTTATGTGTGGCGCAAATCCATACCCGCAGAAAAGCCGGAACGCGACGGCGGGAGCGCACTAGCACGCAGTCCATGTGTACGATGTGCGCTCCATCTGGCAAATGACTAGAACCCGCTAGGCTTCCTGCATGCACAGCCCACCGGAGCGGGTCTTATGGCGAAGGGCGCGACGCATTGTATCGCGCCTCGAAAAGGAGATGAGCACATGGATACGTTACTCATGGTAGCAGCAATTACGTTCGGCGTAGCAGGTAGCGTGCTCATGTGCATCTACTGGATGGGTGAAGAATGGGCGAAGTACGCCGCGCTTGCATTCTACGCTGTCATGATATTTACACTACTCGTTTACGGAATACGAGCGATTGTATGGTAAGCGATGTGCGCTGCCTCTGCTCGTGCTGCAGGTCAGACTATGAGCAGGCGGGATATACCGTAACGGTGATTCACCCGATACGATCTGACCTGTGCGACAAGTGCGAGCGTCCGGGATGCCAGTGCACCATCACCATGAACCCGACGAAGAAGAAGCGGAAGCGCAAGAGGCGCAGACGATGAAGCATAAAGCACTTACTCTTAAAGAGCGCGGATTCTACACTGGCCGCCTTTGGCGTAGGTGCAGACAGCTCGCATTACACAGGGACAAGTACATGTGCCAAGACTGCAAAGCCAAAGGCAAGGTAGTTCCTGCGACGGAGGTGCATCACGTCATACCCCTTGAGGATAGACCAGACTTAGCACTGGAACTCTCGAACCTACGCTGCCTATGTCATGACTGCCACGAGAAGACGAAGCACAAGGCAAAGACAAAGGCAAGAGAAGGCATGAGAGTAATAAAGATACAGTGACACGCGAAGAGAGACGAACACGGGCGCGTAGGAGCGGATTGCAGCATACCCCCCACCACTAAAATGTTTTTTATGATACCGCGACAACCGCGCTTGCTCATTCCTTCGCATCGGGTCACGCATGGAAAGAGTTTTTGGAAACGGAGGGAACCGCATGAATGGGAGCAAAAGCGCACTGGCAACGAAGTCAGTGACTATCGACCTCGATACGCAGGCGCAGGACATCCTTGAAAAGGCCGAGAAGCGCGGGATGGAATACAGCTTTTTGTTCATCACCACGTTTAAGCGATATCGCGAGCTGATCGACAGGCTCGCCAAGCTCCAAAAGGTAATCGAAGACGACGGCGCGACCGTAACGAAAGAATACGTGAAGGGTCGCGGGAATATCTACGTCCACCCCGCCGTTGCCGCGTACAACACTACTTCGAGAGCCGCGGACAGCACCGCATCGCTCCTGCTGAAATACATCGACATGCCGCTTGACGGCGGCGGCAAGAGCGGTGATGATTTTGATAATTTCAAGGGTAACGGGAAATGACGTTGCCGCAGGTGTCGCGGGAGGTCGAAGAATCGCTTGCGTTCCAGTTTGCCGTTGACGTCGTAAGCGGCAAGATCGTTTCCGGCCGGCGGCGGGTTCAGTGCTGCCAACGGTTTCTCGACGATCTTGAAAAATCGTCCGACCCGTCATACCCATGGGAGTTCGATCTTGAAAAGGCTTATTGTCCGATTGAGTTCATGGAGCGGTTCATGGTGCCGACGAAAGGCGCGTACCACGAAATGAAACTCCAACCGTGGCAGCACTTCGTGGAGGGCAACCTTTACGGGTGGGTCAGCAAAGACACGAAGTTGCGGAGGTTCAGAGAAGGTCTCATAATTGTCGGGTCCGGCAACGGAAAATCGACAATGGTTTCCGGCAACCTGCTCTATGCGATTTCAAAAGACGGAGAGCGCGGCGCCGAGGCATACTGCCTTGCGAACTCACGCGACCAGGCAAAGATCGTTTACAGAGAATGCGGGGCGCAAGTGCTGGCGAGTCCGATTCTATCAAAGCATTTTCGAGTGACCAATACCGAAATTCGCTACGAAAAGACGAACGGAAGGTTGCAGCCTCTTGCATCTGACGCTAGGACGCTTGCCGGGCTGAATGTCCACGCAGCGGCGTTCGACGAGTTGCAGGAGTTCCGAAAGTGGAAACTCATCAACACCATTAAGGCAAAAGGCAAGAAGCGGCGGCAGCCGCTTTTTTTGTATATCACGACTCTCGGGAACGTGCTCGACGGGCCGCTTGCCGATCTCTACACACTTGGCGGAACGATTCTTGACGGATCCACCGCGATTTCACAAAGGGCGTCGGATCGTTTCTTCGCTTATATTGACGAGATCGACGAAGGCGACGACCCCGACAACCCCGCGTGCTGGGGAAAGGCAAACCCGTCGATGGGCGTGCTGCTGAACCTTGACGACTTGATCGACGAATGGGAGCGGTGCAAATTCGTTCCCGCCGAGAGGTCGAACTTCATCAACCAGCAGCTGAATGTTTTCACAGACGTTGACGAAATGTCATTCCTTGATATCCCCACAATCATTAAAAATAACAGGATTCTTCCCGTGGAAGAGCTTCTTGGCAAGCCTTGCTATGGAGCGTTCGACTTATCGGAGAGCGAGGACTTCACTTCCGCGTGCATGGAGTTCCCGCTTACCGACGGGTACTTTTTCGTGCTTGAGCACACTTGGGTACCGGAGAAAAAAAAGAAGTTCGACTACGACCATGAGAAGCTCGACTGGGACGAGCTGGAAAAGGATGGGTTGCTTACGCTGATCCCTGGCGACTATGTCCGATATGAGTACGTTTTTGATTGGTTTGTTCAGATGCAGGAGCTTTACGCCATTCAAAGCATCGCATTTGACCCCGCGAAAGCATATGTCCTCGTACAGGAGCTTCAAAAAGCAGGATTCCCGATGAGCGTTGTCCGGCAGGGCGAACTCACCTTAACCGCCCCGCTCGACGATCTCAAAGAGCGCTTTCTTGATGGCCGGATTATCAGCAACAACAACCGGCTCTTTAACTGGTACCTGCGGAATGTGAAACTCACGAAACGCTCTGCAGGAGGTACCTATCTGCCGACAAAGCAGAACAAATACCGAAAAATCGACGGATTTGCGTGTTTGGTGAACGCGCACACCGAGTATTTGCGGAAAGCGCCGACCTTTATCTCGCCCGATAAGGCAGTCGCAACCGTCATCAAGCTAGGAGGTGTCTG